CCAGAAATTGATTTGCAATATTTGGTATATAGGTGTTCGTTATATGCACAAAATGACACTTTTTTTGATATATTATTTCAAACGCAAAATCCTTTCGTTTATATTACTGTAGATAGGGTTGTGGATGAAATAAGAAAAAGTTATAATTCGATAAATGAAAAGTTTGATATAGATAAATTATCTTATTTTAAATATAAAAATAAATATTATTTTTTAAACAAAATAAGTAACAAAATAGACACACTAAGTTTTATCGCTCTTCAAAGATTAATACATAAAAAGTTTGATAATGTAAAAAGTAGCAATGTTAAGACGTTTGAAAAAATAATAGCTTTTATAAATGAAAATAGTTAACTGGAGAAACTTAAGAAATCACTATAGTATATGTGAAGATGAATATTATGTGTATGTTAATGAGTTAACGGTCTCGGCTATGAGCAGTTGAGCGTAGCCTGTGCGATGGAAAGAATTGCTTATAGCCTGTGTTATGTTGGTGCGTTGGGATTTCGAGCGTGGGGTAGTTAAATATTTTAAATTAAATTTGAGCGATGGCAATTACAGAAAATAAAAAATACGCAATCATTTCAATACAGAATGAGTGGAGCAACTTTAGAGTTGAGCATAATGGTAAAGACATTGGTATTTACGGATATGATGGCAAAACTACTGACCAATGGGCTGGGGTGTTTGGAGATAAGCCAACAGAACCAGTTTATGAGGAAGTTTATTTAACAGGGATAGAGCAACATTGGAGCGACTTAGCAGTGTGGAGTGTGTTAGATGAAGGGACTGATGAAGATGGGAAGCGTTACTTAATACTTGTGCGTGGAGAAATTTAATTTAAAATATTTAATTGAACATAACAGTAGATGTGCGGAATACAAAGACAAAATATGTCCAATTTATTATATAGCATTATTTGGTATTATAGTTATAATGCCAAGATGTGAGGAAATAAGTAATGAAAATTTTAGTATTAAATAACTTAAAATATATTGTAAGCTGGGAAAATATAAAATACCAACCGAAATTAAATATAGTAGTTTTGGTTTATTAAATAATAAATTGGTAGTAGTGGATTACGGAAATTAAAAAAAGCATGATAAATATCATGCTTTTTTTATGTAAAATGGAATAAACTGATTACAATTAATTACTATATATAATAAACAACAATATAATAATATGAAAATAGGAACATGGGAAAAGTTAAACGAAGTTTATCAAAAGGATAACACAAACTTCTGGAAGTATATAATTGAACATCATTTATTAGTAGAAGTATTAAATGATGATAAATATATAAAAATAGGTTTTGAAGTTGCTCGTTATCAACGTTTAACGGCTGAACTAATATATAAATATGAAGAACATTTAGACTGGGGGTTATTATGTAAATATCAGCGTCTTTATAATGCAATTTACGATAAACATATGGATAAAATAGATTGGGATATAGTATCTTTATATCAACATTTTTCTGAAAAAGAAATAAAAAAATATAAATATAAAGTTCATTTTGGTATGATGATAAAAAGGAATTTATGTTCATTGGAGTTTATCGAAGATAATATATATTGCTTTAATTTATTTAAAGCACTTGATTATATAGGTAGTGAACATAAATGGTATGAATACCTTAAAAATAAATATGCGCTTAAGTATAAGGTAGATAAAATAGAATTTGAAATGAATAATACTGAACATTACTATATATAATATAAAAATAATAATAAACAACATGGGAGCAACAAAATTAAAACAAAAAGAAATTTTAACATTAATTGAAAATGTTAAAAAAGATGGTGTAGAATTAGAAAAAATATTAAGAACTTATAATTATATAAGTTCAGAAAATCTTTCACTAATACTAAAATATTATGAAGAGTATAAATTAAATTATTATGAAGATGGGGATGAGATTTGTGTATCAACTCTTGATGATTTTAATGATTTTATAGATTTAGTTCTTGAAACACAAATGAATTTTAATGATGATATAGTAAAGGAATTTAAAGAATATTTTATCAAAGAAAAATACTATAGAGTTGAGGAATATTATGCACGTTTATTTCCAAGAAAATTTAAAGCTAAAAAGAAAGAATTAGCTCTAAATAGTGTGGTAGAATTTTTACAAACACAAAGGGGTAAAACACTTATAGATTTAGAAATAAAATATAAATATTTACTAGAAAACGGTAAATATATAAGTACAAGTTGGACATACCCTACTGGGTATGTTGGGTTTGATTACATAGATTTAGCAATATCAAATTTAATTTGTGGTAAGTATGTTAACGTTTATAAGAATAATAAAGTACCAAAATCTGAAAATTGGAGGTCTGGAATTTCAGGAAACCGAACAGTATTCATAGTAAAATAATATGATTTAAATCATATTATAATTAACAAAAAATATACTATATTTGTATAACAAAATAACAATAAACAAAATGAAAAACATTAAAACAATTTTAGCAGGAGCACTTATGGTATTTGCTCTTGCATCATGTACCAAAAACGAAGAACAAACAAATGATTTTAAACAAATCGTAAATGAATCTAAAAAAGAAAAAGTAGCAATTGCTGAGCATTTAGTATACTTCCAATTTAATTCAGATGTTGGAATAGAAATGGAAAGTCAACTAATTATCGGTACTGATACTATTAATGTACCATGCTGCACACTAGAAACATTTGCTGATGATTTTGTAGCAAATAATGTAGCAAATAAATTAACTGCATTAGGTTATCAATTTGATAATATAAGTACAGCCGAGGTAGCAACCATAAACTTATATACTAATAAAAACGTAAGTTCAACTAATTATATTACCCATGTAGTAAATTAGTTATTATTTTTATACGGTAAAGACCAATCATTAATTTGATTGGTCTTTTTTATTTATATATTTACGTATTTTGTACCAGCAATGAAATCTCCTTTATCGTATTTAGCTTTCAAATTCCTCCACTCATATCCACTCTTCTCGAAATGTGGAGCATCTTTAATTGATTGAAAATCCCCACCCCAAGTATAACCATGTGATTTAAAAATTCTTACAATTTCCATCCAATCAGAATTATTATCTTTATCATAATCTTTTTTAGTATCCCAAGAAGCAGACTCAAAAGTACCATCACCATTAGTATCAACCAATAGTACGATATCAAATGCTAAAGCGTAATTATGGATACTTTGTCCAGCATTAGCTTTAGTTACTATACCTAATCTCTTACCATTCGCATCAAATAACTTAGTTCGACCTTGCGCATACAAAGCAGCTTGTTCTTCCATACTACGTAATGTGTAAGCAAATCTACAAATAGCATTACCACTAAGTGCTGGTATAATCTCATTTAAGTAAATATTTTTTACTTCTTCTCTAATTTTTGGATGTAGAAGTTCAATTCTATCCATTGTTACTTTATCAATTCTATTACTCATTGTTTAAATCATCTTCCTTTTTTTGCATAAACCGTACAAGGTGTTTGAATACATCCACACCAGTTATCATCTGAATTTTTTCTCTAACTGATTGAATTTCAGATGCTGCAATTATTACTGTTACTGCTTTAACAAATAATAATTCACCAACACTGAAGTAATGTTCAAAAACACGAGCAATAATTATAGCGGTCATATAGGCTACTAATACATAAAGTTTGCGTATACTCTTTTCGGATTTGAATTTTTTATTTTTTAATGCAGCTATACTTCCAAGTAAAAAATCGGTCATTACCAAAAATAATATAAATAGAATTGAACCAATTATTGGTTGAAATATTATTATTAAACTATTAATAATAAATAAAAAAAGTGTGTATATTTTAGAAGTTGATAAAAGTTGGTCTGTCATTGTCGCTTGAGTATTTGTCTTTTTTATATAAATTATTACCTGTATAAATGTCGGTATAAGCAAAATCATTTTTATTTTTATTAATAAAAAGATTATATTCTGATATTATCAGTTTATTGGTTTCCAAAAAATTAACTAAATCTTTTGTTACACTTTGTGCTTTACTTTCAGAACTTTTACGAATATATATTTCTCTTTGTAAATCAGCAGGTTGTGAGTTATCTGTACTTTTTTGACCTAAATTCACATTTGTATATTTAGTATTTAAAAATTGAACTAATTCAAAACTAGTCCAATACGACATTGGTATTTGAAGTTCGTCATATATATCTGAATATATACCAGTTAGTGTATCATTTTCGATATCTGAACTTATTTTATTGTATAAATCTTTACCTAAAACTGGATAAAGATGTACACGTTGTGCATCGAATATAGCAGACACAATTAACTCATTATCAACATTTCTGTCGATATGTGAGCATATTTCTTTTACTGTATCTGGTGTTGTAAAATAATTTATATTCATTTTATTTAGTCGTTATTTTCTTCATTTTTTATAAATAGGTCAGCTTGCTCATCAGTTAAGTTATACGCAGACTTAATCATCATAATAGCTTGTTCACGAGTTAATGTACCCTTTTCAAATTTATTTACAATACGCATTAGGTTTTGCATTTGTCTTCCCGTCAAATTAGTTAATACATCATTAGTTGGGTTTATTTCAGCGGACTGTTCAATTGTTTGATTAACAGGAGTTATAGGTTGATTAGTTAATAGTACTTCTATATCTTCGTTAGTATAACCCTCATTAGCAAGTAATATTTTTTTAGTATCTTCGTTATAAGTAGATGTTAATATAGTTACTGTATTATTTAAATCAATCTTTTCATTGAAGTTAAATTGGAACTCGTTAAGTTTAATATCTTCATTAAAAATACCATTAAATTTTAATAATCGATTGAACCACTTAGTTATACTTTTTTGTTTTGGTTGAACATATATTTTATTAAATATATTAGTTAAATTTGTTATATCTTGTCCATTACTAATCAAAGAATTTTGACCTACACTAATTGCAGCCAGTGTTGGATTAGACATTTGATGTGCTTGTAATATTTTTTCTTCACATTTATTTAATAGTTCTAAAAACTTCTCATCATTTGTATTTGAATTAATTGCATCTAGAGTAGGTTTCTCTGCTCCTGGGTCGCCAAAAGTTAAGAATAAGTTATTACCTTTTTTAACACCTTGATAACTTTTTCTTAATTCATCAGCTACCACTGGTCTAAGTTCTTGTGGTACATTTTTTGGTATATGTAAATGGAAGCTTGGATACCAACCATTATTGGCATTATTTCGGTGATATATTGAAATATGTTCCTCACTAACTATATAATCATAAGCTGATACATACTCACCTACGGGGTAATAAAAATTATTATTTTTAGTCAAATCAACATATAATATACTGATATCATTTTGTTTAGTAAAGTCAAAAAGAGGATATTCAATTCTTGGACTATTATTATACCAGTCTTTACTAAATAATATACTTCTTTTATCGTATTCAAAACGTAAATTATCTAGTGGTATATGTTCATATTTACCAATATTTTTATTTGAATCTAAAGTTATTTTTAAAGCAAAACCGTTATAAATAATTGCATCTTCTGCACATTTTTGAATTGTTTCTTCAAGTGTATCTTCTGCGTATACATTATCAGCGAACTTGGCAACAGCTATATTATCAGCATTATAACTAATACCATTACCAGTTATCATATTACATTTTGCTTGAATACATGCTTGATGAACAGTACTTTTAGTTAGTAAAGAATTTATTAATATAAAATGGTCGTTATTACGTCCTGCACTTATATATCTTCCTCGTCTTAATTCTTTATAATTTTCTGAGTAATAATTACTTACATTCTCCTTTTGAGTTGAGAACGAAAAGTGTATTTTATTATCTTCCATATTTTTTATTTACGATTATATTTTTTGTATTTCTTGTAATACTTTGTTTGTTAACAGTTACATATTCTAATGTATATTCACTATTACTATAAGTTATATTGTCCTCATTAAAGTTATAAATATATAATAGATACTCTCCATCCGCTAATGTTGATGGTGTATCTAAATCTAAATAATAAGGAGAAGTAGATGTATTTAATGTTGCATACTCAACATCAACATTCAAATCTTTTGTTTTGAATAATAAATAAAAGTTATTGGTTTTATAAACATAATTCCAAAATGTTATTATTTGTGTTGTGCTATTATCAATATAAATCATTACCTATATATATTTTAAAATAAAAAAGGCACACAATAATGTGCGCCTTTTAAAGACCTATTAAATTAAAGAACTTAATTTAAGAAAGCTGAGAATGCTGAATAAGCAATCTCTACAATAGGTTGGTTTGGCTCTAAGGCCGTGAATGTTAACGTTGAACCGTTCATGTCTCCGAATTTTTGTCCTGCTGCGATTTCAGCTTTTGTTACTCTTGCTGGTGCTTTAGTTCCTAGAATCCAATATTTAGCATTTGAATCTTTTACTATAATAGTAAACCTTCCTGCTACTAATTGTTTTACTAACTCCAAATTTGAGGTTGAAAGTTTATGTAATATAACATCCAAAGTGTTGGTGAAAAATACACTTTGATTTGTGGTATCTGCTATTGTTGCGACACTGTCCAACTTAGCATTTTCAACTTCTTGTTCAAATTTAAAATATGATGGAGTTCCACCTGTTAATGAAGTAATAACACTTGCAGAATAACCATATACTAGGTCGTTAACAAAATTGGTTACATAGAACTCACTTACACCAGAACTTTGGTCTTTGCAAGATGGGACGATGTATCCTGAATTTAATATACAACTCATTTTATTTATAATTATTTTTATTTTTTTATATTTAAAGTGTGATATTACTACCACACTTTAAATTATTTTATAATCATTTAAGATTATGATGCGATTACCGCAGATGTAGGTGAGGCTAAAGCAGTGCCAACTTTAACTTTATAACGTACCAAGTATTTATCTTGTACGAAGTCAAATTTACCTTGTATTGGCTCTTCATCAGGATTGATATCAGTACCAACTAAGCAATAATCCATATCATGTAAAAATGCTTTAGTGTCAGGCATACCGATTGAACTTACGATTTTTACGTTTGATGCACCAAACATTACGATTTCACCTGCTGTAATATCAGCTGGGTCAAAGTGAAATAAATTTAAGTTTCTTAAGCTTCTGGTGTATTTATTAAAGTTTGAAGGCGATAAGAAGATAGTTTTTGGTACTTCTAAATTATCTGAATTTAAAGCATCAATCATTCTATCTAATGTGTAAACGATACCGTTTCCAACAGCTGTACTTACTGCGAATGAACTTCCAGTGACACCTACAGCACCACCATCAGTTGCATTTTTTAACCAACCATCTACACCATTTCCACCTTGGAAGATAATAGTATCTAATTTTTTTGCAATTTTTCCAAGTTTTTCATCCATGAACATTTGCTCAAATGGCATTTCTTCAGAATTAGAACCAACCATATACTTACCAAACCAGTATTGCTCCATTTCTGAAAGACAGAATGACTCTTCATGTTTTAAGTACTTAACAGTTAAAGGTATACCAGTGATTGAACTAGTACCTGAATTTGTGAAAGTAGCACAAGTTGAAGCATCAACAAAGTCTACAGTTGAGTTTAATAGGTTAACGATTTTAGAATTTTTAACATCATAAACAACGTTAGCGTTTGACATCGCTCTTGATTTACCAA